CTTACACTAGAAGAACTTAGAAGACTTCTTGGCATAGAGGAAGAATCAACTTATTTAGAGTTTAAAAAACTTAATCAGCACGTTATAGCACCAGCTGTAGTAGCAATTAATGAGTTGACTAACTTAACCGTAGAAGTAATACCTGTAAAGTTAGGTAGAAAAATATCAAGTCTGCAATTTAAAGTAACACCAAAGAGAGTTATAGACCCTACCGAAGAGTAATAGTTCTGGTATAATAGCTTCAACTACAACAGGAGCTATTATGTCAACTTATTTAGAAAGATTAAGAGCTAGAGAGCTGGAAAACGTTAAATTGGCTTGTGAAACGGTCGATGATGACGAAAATATCAACGAGAATGACGCTGATGACGCGATATTCATACAACAGGCCATTGGCGAGGGTGACGAGAAAAACAGCGTTAAATGCGAAAATTAGCAAATAACGCTATTTCCAGTACCTAATCTACTTTCTAACAGTCCCCTGTACCTTATCATAACTACGCATAGCTCCCAGACCTAGTATACCTAGTAGAACTTGCATAGTTATATCTGTATCTATAGTAGGGAAAGTACCTGCATAGCCAAATAGTACATTAGCCATGAACCGAAGTAGTGGTTCTAGTATAGAGCAGTAAGCTAGTGCAAGTCCACAAATCCAGCCGATAAATGGTCTCCAACCGGATGTAAATAGACTAGAACTACCAGCTTCTACCTTATTTACCTCTATCTGAGCTAGTTGTAACTGGTAGTTATTGTTAATTTCAGTAGCTGCGGCTTCTAGTTTACCTTTAAGTTCTGTATCGGCATCTGGAAAGAACTTGTCTAAGCCGGTTTTAACTAGGTCAAATCCTGCTGTTATAGGGTCAAGTGACATAATAGCTCCTATACTGGTTGCGTAGGCCAGACCACATTAAATGGATAACCTTCTAGTGTTGTTATATCTCTAAGTTGCTGGCGATAGAACTGCCATTCGTTGTAGTTTTCTAATCTCGTAGATGCTGATACCGTATCTGTCCAGTCAGTTGCAGTTAGTAACCGTTGACGTTCTCGTTTTACTTTACTAGCTGCTTCATTGAATAGTAATTGTTGGTAGTTTTCAGGCTCTTGCCATTGTTTAGTTTCCCAGTTCCAGATATGAAATTTTGAAGGTTGTTCAGGGAAATTAAGTAACTCCAAAGTCTGTATATCAATATACTTATCTACGTAATCACTATTTTCCAGCTCTATGTACAAATCGCCTTCTGCTATCTGCAAATCCAACATCTCCGTAGCGACATCCACATATTTTAATATCTTACCTTCTTTACTGTATATTAACGCTTTAGACACTGGATTTAGCTCCTAATAAAGTTAAAGAACCACTAAAGGTCGTAGAATCTGCATTATTGTCTACATAGACTGTAAAAGTTTTTAAAGCGTTGCTTGTAACTACAAATTGGTATACGTTTAGACCATAATGATAGTTTTCACTGTAGAATTCATTAGCATAATACCAATAGTGGCCGTATACCCAAGGATAGACAGTGCCAAGTTCATCTCTTATAGTAAGATCAGACTGTCCGCCAGTACCTGCGTTAGCTTCTAAAGAACTGATACAAACAGTTACAATAATTTTTGAATTTACACTACTACCACTCATATTTATAGACGCTGAAAGTGGGCTTGCTCCAGAACCTTGAGTTGTCAGCGGTACTTGAACCCCTACAGGAATAACTACAGCATTACCAGCAATCTTGAAAGTATCGACACTTAAATCAACAATATCCGCAGTTACTACTTGAAGTTTATTAACAGAAGCTCTATCAATATCAGCATTAGTAACAACCAATTTGTTTACAGTAGCTCTATCTATCTTAGCATTAGTGATAGCTGCGTCTTTAATCTTAGCAGTTTCAATAGCACCATCAACTATATGAGCATTAACTAAAATACCATTCTGAATCTGAGCAGTTCCAGTAATAACAGCACTACCAGCAACAAGCGTACTAGCACCTACAGTTCCAGCAATAATCTGAGAACCAGATATAAAGGCACTACCATCTCCACCTTTGATATTAGTAGCAGCTCCCCCAGTATAAGTAGCTATAGGGTAACAGCCACTAGCAACAGCATCAGCTAAATTAGTGCTAGTTTGTAAAACAGCTATAGAAACACTAGGATTAAAGTATAAATAGACTGTTCCGGTACTCCAAGTTACATTACCAGCGGAAATACTATAACTCGTAGAGCCATTTCTAATAATACTACCAGAAGTCCAATCTAACCGATTAGTAGCACCAATAGATAATACTATTCCTGTCTTAGTAAAAGTATCAGGTGCAATTGTTAAAGGAGTAGAACTCTGTTCACCAGATATATTTAACCCAGTTTTACCAAAACTGTCATAAGCAGCAACTTTATAATAGTAAGTAGAAGTTGTCGGAACACTCAAAGCTATATAAGTATCAGCACCATCATAGACAAGATTAGCATCACTTGGCGTAAATCCAGAAGTACTATCTCGCCAAACTCTATACCCAGTTACATCAACATCAGGAGTAGTTGTTACTCTTAGATAAACCGAAGAAACACCTGAAAATACTGTAAAAGACTGCGTAGCAGGAACACTATTATTAGGAACAACCTCAACATAATTGGATAAATCACCAATTAAATCTCTGCTAAAAACTCTAACTCTAAATTGTCTCTGAGCAGTACCGAAGATAGCAGCATTTTCAGCAAAAGTAAGTAAAAAATCACCACCTCTATCTGTGTTAGGAGCTACTGTATAAGTTCCTTTAACAGTACTAGTAGCATAGTCCAGAACCTGAACCACATAGTCTTTAAGTTTATCAACCTTAGTATCATTAGCAACTGGGAAAGTCCAAGTCAAGGGTAAATCTCTTTGCTGAAATACAACACCAGCAGTATTAGGAACTACTACATTAGTTGGCGGCAGCAAAGTAGAAACAGCAGTAGCAGTTCTAAAGTTATAAACAATACTAGTTACAACTGAACGTAGTCCAGAAAAAGGATTAACAGCCCAGACATAAATCTCATAGACACCTGGAAGTGGGTACTCAATGTCAAAGTCAGATGTACCTAAGTTTCTGGCTTGCTGATATTCTTGATTATCTCTACGGTAAGAAACATCAAAAGTAGCTCTATAGTCTTCAGTACCACTAACATTCCAATCCCAGTCAACAGCTAGTTTAGAAAACTCAACTACACCGTTCGATGAAAACACTTCGTCAACTGTAATGTTACTAACAGCTGGAACTGTAAAGTTATTAAAGTTAATAAAACTACCAGAAGGTGTAGCAATAGAACCTACATTCTCGATATAACTATATTTAGACTCATTATGCGTCAACCCAGTAATTGTATAAACGTGTTCATCGTCTTTATCAACCTTGATAACTTTAACTGTTCTAGGAGTTAAAGCTGTGGTTGAGAACAACACAGTACCACCAACAAAAGGTATTTCACTTCCAGTATAACTAACACTAGAGAATGAGCCATTAGTTTGTGTAATTGCTTTAGATAAGAAAGTAGTTCCGTCAGCTCCAATAAACTGAACAGTATAACTAGCATTGGTTAAGACTATTGAACGGTCTAAAGTCAGCGTTGTAGTGCCAGCTGAAAGCGAACTGTCAGTAATTATCCCATGTTTAGGGTCAGTTACAACATTATCACTGTCCATAACAGAAACTAACTCACCGATTTGGTAAGTAGCACCTTGAAATAGCTGTCTAAAAGTAACTAAATCAGTAGCATAGCAGTTGTTATAAAGAACCGCTCTAGCCTTTCTCAAAGCTTGTGCTTCACTTTTACAACCAAACAATACTACGTCAGAGGTTTGCAAGCCATATCTATCAATTAAAGTCTGTTCATAATGAGTAGCAGTATCGCTATCACCAAATAGTTCTTCTCTAGCATAAGTTACATTGACTAGATTAGTTCTACCTTCTAGGTCATTAGATGAGTACTCAAAAACACCATCAACTACAGTAGCGTTAGATACTACTTTAGTAATGCTTTGACCTGCACCGTCCCAGATGATTGAAATCTGTCCTAAGCTATTAGAGGAGAAGTTAGCATTACCTAGGTTTAATAAATAAGTTAAAAATGTCGGAACATTATCTCTTTCAATAAACTGAAAGTGCGCTATATATCTAGGTTCTTGGCCACCTTTACCATCGGATACTAACTGGTCACAGTACTGAGCATACAAGTAAAAGGAACCTACATCAATATCACTAGCTGCAATCTCTAAACCCCATTCAGAGTCTAAGAAAGTAGAACCATGTTCTCGTAGAACCCAGTAAGTTATCCAAGCTAAGTTATCAGTATATTCTCTAACTGACTTGAACGCACCATTCCATACGCCAGTATAAGTTCTAGTAGTTGGATTATAATTAACTGGTAAAGGTAGTTTAATACCTTTAACTTTGAACTTAATTTCAGGAATTGAACCACCAAACTGTGCCGCATCCTTTAAAGTAATACCAACTAAAGCGGTATGTGGGTAGGTTAAACTAGATTCAACTATAGTAGTTATAGCAGATAATGCTGTAGTACTATAATGTTTATCATCCGAATCATCAGCAGAATCTCGGACAATCATAATGCCCCAAGAATCTAGCTCTCCGGTAGTATCAGGTTTCTCTAATCTTACATCCCATGAATAAGGATTAGTACATTTACCATTCTTAGTAATAGTACTAGCTAATTGCCAGCTTCCTGGACTACCGCCAAATGGTTGGTGTCTTTTATAAACAGATAAGGTAACTGTGTAACCTACTCGGTCTCCCTCTCCGGTTACTTGCATCAATCTAGGGATAGTTAGATTGATTCTAGCCGCATCATACATACCTAAAAGTGAGTAGATATGCTGAATACCAGCTTTTAACTCAACCGGAAATGCTCCACCGCCAGTTAAAGGGGCTTCTACTTCAGAGAAACCTTTAATAACAGTCTGGTCAACTGTACCTTGCCTGACTTCGTAGTCTATAGTAGAACTATAGTTACTAATACTTGCACTATTTACTAGAATATCCTCTACACTATCTATCTGTCCTTCTGACAAGGCAAATAATAAACGCATAGTTTGTTTAGAGGATAAAGTATCGGCAGCTTCTACAGGAGTATGCCCACCACCACCTTTACCACCCATTTCACCATAAATTACTGGTAAGTTTTCCATTATGCTGTAACCTCTTCTGTAAATGCACCAGATGAAATAAGTACTGCGCCACAGTAAGGATTACCAAATATAAGTGGTACACTACCACCTTGGTTTCTTACTATAGGTGCGCCATTAAATAAATTAGATTTGTTTTGAGCTGCGGCAGGGTCAGATGAAAATTCAGGAGTAGGAGACAAAGCAGACATTAGCATTTGAAGACCCATAGACAGACCTATAGCTAAAACTGCATTTGCTAATAGAACAGCCGCTTCAGCCAAGAAAACAGCAGTACCAGCTGAAAGTCCTGCTGAAGTTGCGGCAGTAGCAACAGAAGCCCAAAGACCTGTTAAAGCTAAAGGAAATTCACCTTCAATCTCAGGTACAATAAATAAACTATCAAACCCTTCAAAACTAGAAAACACAACCTCAGGTACTAAAGCTACAAAACTATCTTCTCTAGTAGAATCAGCTAATACAAACTTATAGTTATTATTTATCT